GGCTCCTCCTGTAGGGTATTACCCTACACTGCGTCCATTAGTAGGGACGCGTCCACCGGCGCTTTAGTGTGACTGCGCCGTGTCGTGCGGTTCTCTCGAGATGCTTGCTGTCACCTTGAGCCTCGCTGAAAGGACGAGACCCGAGACTAAGCAAACTCTTCAAGAGGGCCGGGTATCCGTCCAATCTATCTGTGCGATAGACCGGACTAGCGATCCAGCTCCTAACTTCAGGACACTGGTATCGTGGACTCCATCTTTCGATGGTGGCCACGCGCTGAAATGATACCATGCCGAGTCCTGCGCATTCTGGACCTACTATGGGAAGTTTCCCAAGTAGTTTCTCGCACCTGTTGTTCAGGTACAAGCTGGTACGCCAGTAACCTCTTTTATAAAAGAGATTACTAGTAGCCATCCAGGACACAAGCGCAGACCCATCCCGCCGATCGCTAGGCGGCATTTCACGGAGGTAAGTTGGTGTAACCTCTTCCCCCGCGAAAGCGTCCATGCCACATGACTCTCTGAACCTACCGGTCCAGAAAGACTTTGACATGTTCACCTTGCAATAGTACTTTTGCAGGTGATCAGCGATCGCAGCTGCATCAGCGTCAGGGACAATAAGATCGTCCCCGTACACCGTAACGAGATTAGCCGCCCAAAGGACGTTTCGTCTCGTCACAGGCCGCTCGTGAATCCGTAATAGAGCCGCTACACATACAGTGTAGAAGTACATCGACTCTATCGGGAAACACAAAGCGCTACCCATCGACGCAAACTTCTTCAGGTTAACTATTTTCCCTGATGGAAGCTGCGCGCGGCTCGACCTACATGCAAGAACAGCGTCCCGGAATACCGGTGCGTTGTCAAGCATGCGTGTCACAAGTGACAAAGGCACCCTGTCACTTGCGGAGCTGAGGTCTAGTGTTGCTAGTCCCCCACCCTCCGAACCGATCATCGCAAGAGCCCTATTCATCTGCTGGTTTGTAAAGTTTACATGGCCAGCAAACGGTTTGGTGCTCTCCAGGAACTGTACGAGTTCCTTGGATAAAGCTTGTTGTGTGTATTGCATACACACAGGCTCTATCGCAATGATACGGGGCCCCTTCAACGTCTTCGGAACATGAACAAGCCTTACGGGCTGCTCATCTTCCTCAGCAACGAGAGTATACAGCTTGAACTCCTCACTATCTAATGCATTGATACTACTCAACGCAAAAGAGTCGTAAGGGAAGTACGGTTCAAGCCTCTCGTGCCACTTCAGCTGTTTGTATTTTGCGTTTCCGCTAATACGCTCAGCCGTTGCTCCGGGCCCGTGCTTTGGAATAGATTCCAGAGTATTATCTAGTCTGGAGAGTTCCATCCACAGCACAGAAGATACCGACTGAAAATAATCGATATCCTCCGGAACAAGTGGGTCGTGAAGAGAACGCTCATCTCGGACAAATCCCGCGAACGCACTTGCAACCCTAGCGGGGCTACAAGCCAACTTCAGTTTCTTGAATGTCAGACAAATTTGTCTGATACTCTCGACCGCTGAAGTAGACGGATCATCCAAGATACAGCCTGTACCAGCGTCAAAAACATGGGCGACGATACCTCGCAAAAATGCGGGGATTCGTCGGTACTTTCGAAAACTACGAAAGTATTTTGGCCCAATCATTCCGTCTGCCAGACTTCTTTCGAAATCTAGGCAGAAAGACGGAAGGGTTATTGTAAGAAAAGATAACCCCTCGTTTTTGACACGAGACCTCAGAATGCGGAGGTCTCTTTCGGCTGGCTCATTAGCAGCACACTTAGCAAAGGCATCTATAAAGATGTGCTTTGCCAACTCAAGGAGAATACTTTCGTGGCTTTTCATTGTTCCTCCAAATAATTTGGGGGTTGCAATCCAGCCACTCATTCTCCATTCTGGCGTGCGCCATTTTGCACGCCAGATCAGTCAAATAACGCCACTACTCCAACGTAGGGGGGCGCATACTCACAAATGTATACGCCCCCCAACCCTGCATTACACCCTTGGCACGTAACCTAACTTTCCGAGAACATAACGGAAGATTGGGTTACTGGGTGCAAGAAATAGCAGGATTTGCCAAACGTAATCGGGCACATTGCTAGCGAGCCATGAGATGATTGATTCCATCTCTACGACTCGTTCGCAACGACCTTTAATACGTTGGCCGTTGAGAGCCAGGTTTTGAAACCCTGGACGATGTCGTCTAACGCGTCATCTGCGAACCCAAACTCGGGCTCGTCGATAACAAGATAGACGCCGCAGCTCTTGTACTCGTTGACAGAAGTCAACGGGTCTGCAGCGACCACGCGCATGTCCAAACGGACCATGTGCCTGGTGCGGCCCTTACTCTCTTGATGAGAAATCGTCATCTTGAGAGTTTCGTCCGCTTCACTGTAGAGAGCTTTCATGCCTTCGGAAGAAATACGAGGCATGGAGTGCGCGGCACCATCGATAGTGACTGACTGAGGATCGGTGAACAAGTGGTCATTCTCCTTTAAGCTTTATTTGTAAAGGACCGGTGACTAGCCACCGATCGAGTTGAGGAGGATCTTGGTCACTCGGGATCAGCGTCTCCGCATAATCCCTAACGCAGCCAAGATACTCCATTGACGGGCGGAAAAATCCGCGTCCGTCAAGCCAAACCCAAATCTACTTGCGCCTGCCCTGGTTTTCCAGGAAACCGGAAAAGTCCAGAGGTCATGAAGAGTAGCAGCTTTAAGCTTACAGGTGGACTCATACTCACCCGTAACGGCTACCGACTTCATGATGTAGGCGTATTTCGCGGCTAGGTTTTGTGCCCAACCGGTATCCATGTTAGCAACAACATCGCCAACATTAGATACCCAGTCGACTAGCCACGAAAATGGAGTTAGTTCCCAGATCAGAGCTGGATTCGGCATTGCGCCGTACAGCTCTGCGATGGCGCGCGCCCTCCAAAGAGGGGATTCGATATTAGGAATCCAATATCGAAAAGCGCCTTCGAACCACACACGCGTCGTTGTAACCATAGACGCAGTGTAGTTTCCTGAGGAACTGGGGTTGACGTAGTACGCCGAGTGCAGTGCCGGCCAGTGCCCTGTTACAGTGGCACTCTGAGCAACTACACTGCTTTGTACGTCGTCAACCATGGAGCCCCTCCGCCGTTGCCATTGACCGTTATTACGCTTGATTTGCGCTATGCGCTTGTCAAGGTCCCGGAATGTTTCATAAAACTTCCGGAGGTCGTTGATAAACGGCAGCCACCCAAATTGGGTGTTCAGCCATTGATTGGCGAACTTTCGGGTAGGTTTCCGAAAAGTACCGCCTTTCGCCTTCCACAGATCGCGGAAGAATCTGGCTGTTCCTTTAAGCGTACGAGGGACATCTCGAATTTCTCCGAGAAAGACTCCCAAGTCCGCTGTAGGATTTCCGGGCCGGAATCGATTCCACCCGGAGGCTCCGTATGACTCTGCATTTGTTGCATTGGGAAAATAACTCCCTGGATCTGCGAACTCGGCTGCAAAAGATGCAGGCGAGTACGCGCCCGAAAAGGACTGCCACTTCCAGTTAGGAATAAAACCACCGATATAACGGAAGAAAATGTCCGGGGTATAGGGACCTGTATAACTCCCTTGTCCTCGAACATTAACTCCGTCATCTTTCCAGGAGAACACATAAAGTGGTCCCCCAGATCGATACGGTGGCCCTGGATGAGTTTCATCCAGACATAATTCCTGCTGGTTATACCAACCACGTACAAGATAGTGGTTAGTATTAAACAGTGACGGAGCCCCAACAGGCGCACCTTTATAATACATCTGACTAGAACCAATCAGTGTATTAAGGTTCGCATTGGGAGAAACCCGCTGCCTTCGACGCAAAGTCATACCCTCCTTTCGTAGATTTTGGTTAAGGGTCGCCGCTAATGACGCCCCCATCGGCCCCCC